CCCGAGTTATTCTTCACATAAAAGCCGACGGCCGCGAGGATGAACATCAAAAGCGTCGTCGTCAAAACCTTGACCGCCGTTGACCAGACAGCCTTCTTTGTATCACGCCATGATACAAGCAGGTTCCGAAGCTGGTCGATGTCTTTAGCCGCCGAGTCGTCATGGAGCCCAAGCTCTTCGAGCGCGGCCCTCGCACCTCGCTTGGCCACCCGATCCAGCATGGACTCGAGCTCTTCAGGGGTCAGGTTTACGTTACCCATAGTCAACATCCCCATGCTCGCAGGCTTTTATTGATCCGGCTGTTCGGATCGCGTTTCGTTTTCTCGCTCGTCAACTTCGCCTTCATCCCACCCATCCGGGCACAGAATGACGCGCGACGGCCCTTATCCTCTTTGGTCTTCGGGTTGGGGGCAGGGGGTTTTAAGTTCATCCCCTGCGCTTTCGCCGAAGCGCGGCCCTTGGCATTGAGGCCGCCTTTCGGGTCCTTCCCTTCCTTGCGGGTCCATGCTGGGCTCTTGGCCATCAGAGCGGTCCTCCGTTCCGAATCAGGACGATCTGAAAGTACGACGAGACGTCGTTGTTGTTCCCCGAACCTTTGGCGGTGGCAGTAATGCACTCGCCAGCCAAGATTTTGACGGGGTATGCAAAGTCGTAGTCTGCGGTTCCTACAGCAATCGTGGTAATTGCGGCGGTGCGAACAATGTTATCCACCCCTCGCAGCTTGAGGCGGGCCGTGATGTACTGGTTGGCGTTTGCCGTTCCTGTAGTGACACTGCCAAACACAAGGTATCCGGTGTACCCCGTGGGGCAAGTCCAGTGGCCGACAAGGGACAGATTGTCCCCAACTCCGATGGCGCTGTACGGCACAGCAGGAACGCCCGCGGTTACCGTTCCGGTGCCCGCATAAATGATGCCAGCATTCACGCCACCGGAACCCACCGATACTACGCTCATCGTCTCGATGGCGTCGTACTCGTGGACGGTGTTGACTGCCGTCTGGCCGCTCAGAGTGACCGTCTCAGAGACGTAGCCGCCCGTGCCGTTGATGCCGAGAATGTAGACCGTGCGAGCACCCGTGCCTCCGGAGGCGTCGTCCGTGCTTGAAGAGCTGATCTTCATGACGGTCGGAGCGGCAGGGTGTGTCAGTAAGCCTGTCGCTGGCCAGACAGTAACCTCTGTGGTGTCCACGTCCGGGTTGTGGCCAAAAACGTGAATGACGCTGTGGCCGGGGATTTGCCCCCGGCCAACCTGCAGTTTAAAGGGCTCGTAAGTGCCTACCTGCGAGATGGAGCGGATGTCTGTCACAGGCATGGCGCAACCTCACGACCAGAAGAGGGTAGCAGCCGTGACATTGGTCGCGGCCGAAACGTAGGGATCGGACGTGGCAAGGATGCCCTCGTCCGGGATGTCGATGGTGTGGGACAGGTCGGTCGACAGATCGACATCAAGAAGCGTTGCGCCCCCGTTGCCGTTCGTGATCGTGATGCGCCCCGCACCAGCATTACTGACCAAAACGGTGATGTGCCGGATGCGGGCGCGGCCGATGCCGACCGCCCCCGTTCCAGTTACCCGCTTGGCCTTTACGTCAGAACCGGCCATGTGGGCCTCCTATTAGGCGTCGTAGCCGAAGATTTCGATCAGCAGGCGACCCGCGGTGTAGGCCGCGTTCGAGGTGCCCTGACCAACCAGATAGAGGTACTGGTCTGCAGCGATGTCGGTGCCGTAGACAACAGAGCCGAGAGCCAGAGTGCCAGAGTTGATGATCTGGGTTTCGGCCAAAGCGGTGATTGCGGTGTCTTCAACGCCAGTGCCCTCGGTGGCCGAGTACAGGTCGATGTCGGTATCGCCGCCAGCCGGGAGCTCGTAGCAGGTCATGCGGACGCCAAACACGGTGCCGCTATTCGCGGCAGTGACGCGGCCGATGTACGCAACGCCAGCGCCGTTCTTGCCGATGATGTCGCCAGCGGTGCCGCCCGACTGCAAGCCAGTCAAGTCGATCATGATCGAGGTGGTCACAATGCCGTTGTTACGAGCAACCGAAGTCTCGTAAACTGCAGCGGTGCCCTCAATGCCTGCGCCAGTGGCGGCAGGGGTGCCCATCGCAAAACCAAACGAGCCAGTGACAGTCACTGCGCCAGTGGTCGAGTTGACGGAGATGGTCTGGAAACCGTTCTGCGAACGTACCGGACCCGAGAAAGTCGTATTGGCCATTGCCATATCCTCTTGCACAAGGTTTCACCGCGCAGTCTGTGCAACGTCAGGTAGGGGCCTGTCTGCGCGGCTGGATGTTCCCTGTGAACAAGAATAGCCTAGACGTACTCGAAACGCCAGCCTTTGTAGGGACCTTTGGCAAGAGGTTTTCCACTTCGAACAGAGCGCTGGAGGGTAGGCAGGAAGATGCCAAACTGCTCCTTGATGGCCGTCGTTCTTGGGTATTCTGTGGCAACACCCTCAGGGGAGATCATCCTCACAGCCTGACCCATCTTAGCCTTAGCCTCTTCACTGTGGTGCTTTCCAAGAAAGTTCCTATGTCCCCTGTTCGCCTCGGAGAGCTTGCGCCGATGCTCCTCGGTTCGGACGTGGCCTTTTGCATTCTGGTTCCCCTTGAGTGCCGCAGACATCTTGGCCCGGGTTTCTTCGGACGGGATGAAGCAGCCTCCTCGGCCCTCGGCGATGACCTTTTGAGCAGACAAACGAAGCTTCTCACGAGTCTCCTCGCTGTGCTTGCAACCTGTTCTCGGGTCCGAAGTTTTCCACTGTTCAAGCGTGGCTTGGCGGAGTTTTTCTTTGACGTCCTCAGTCACAGGCTTTCCAAACCGAGGGTGTTTTTCTTTTGAGACCCCTCTCCAAGGAGCCCCTGAACGGAAGCCGTGATTGTAGCAGTGCGGTTTTCCCACATGTGCCTCAAGCCAGCGGTCCTCTGCAGCCTGCAGATCAGACTCGCACAGAACTTTTTCCACTACCGAAAACTCGAAGGCCTCTTCGCCGTACTTGCTCCACGCGGCCTGTAGGTGCGCGCAATGGTGTTTCCCTGCACGGAGTTTTTTACGATGCGTCTTCCACCGAACGTATCTTTGAGTGCTGCTTCCAACATAGAACTTACCGTTCAGGGTGTTCTTGATCCAGTAGATCACGGGGTCTTTCATGAGATACACCTCCAGTATTCAATTAAGTATAGGTTTAGTGCCTAATTAACTAGACTGCAAGACATTAAAAAACCCCCGCCGAAGCGGGGGTCTCAGGACGTAAGTCCTTGTTTTTACTGGCTTATGCGCCGATGGTGCCGTACACGCAACGCGGATCAGAAAATCCGAATGAGTAACGTTCACGGCTTTTGTAGCGCATGTTGCCTGTGTCGAAGTCAGCTTCCATGCCAGTGGACAGCGGGGTCCGCTGGAAGTGGATGAAGCCGCGCGGTGCGTCCGTCTTGATGAAGAACGCGTCCGGATCGGTCAAGAAGTCGTTGACCGCGTAACCTTCCGGCAGCATGCCCATCGAACGGATGGCGTTCACGTCGTTGTCGGCGGTGCCGACGCGGAGGTTCGACACCATCAGGCGCTCGGCCACGAACTGCAGCTGGCGAGGAATCACCAGCTTCGTGCCACGCAGAGCGACCTTGAGGCCACGTTCGTCAACGAAGCCCGCGATAGCGATCAGAGCGTCCTCGAGCGAGGTTTCGTTCAGGTCGGCATCGGTGGTCGGGCGGTTGGCGAACGACGAGCCGTTCACCAGCGGGTGGTCGGTGGCGCAGAGCGCCTTGCCGTCGCCGCCAGCCGAAGCACCCGCCGTGAAGGCGTTGTTCAGAATGGCAGCGGCTTTCACCTGCTTGGTGTGAGCCATCGAGCGGGCGAGGGCACGGGTGTAACGGCTGCCGAGGCGGTCGTACAGGTTGTCCTCGATTGCTTCCTCGGTGATCGAGAAGGCAAGCGCGATGGTCTCGTGGTTGTACCGAGCGGTGTAGGCTTCCTGAGCATCGTCATACGAGATGCCCGAGCCTTCCGATTTGGTCGGTGCTGCGCCGAACCCGGACAGCATAACCTCTTCCTCGAATGCACGATCCGAGGACTCGGTGGTGAAGATTTCAGCATGCTGGTTTTCATACCGAGCATACTCCATGCCGAAGAGAGCATTGAGACCGGGCTCAAGCTCTTTCGCAAGTTGTGCGCGCGAAATTGCCATGGGTCAGTCTCCTTATGCCACCGTGCCTTCAGAATCAGCCTGAAGGAGTGCATGGTTGTTAAACATCACGATCATCTGGATACCAGCAGCCGCGAAGTCTTGATTCGTCGGGTCTTCGTAGATACCCAGAATCTTGATCGGCAGCGAGGTATTCGATGCGTCGAGAGTCGCGACATCGAGCGAAGCCGAGGACGAACCCGTAGTCGTCGAACCCGACGTCCCGGTGTTGAACTGGCTATTCTCGAAGATGGCCGCCTTAGCGGTTGCACGATCAGTGAACGACGCGTCGGTCGCAATCGTGAAACGCTGGGTCGGGTTGTCGTACACGTATCCGACGATGTCGAAGTTCGTGTTCGCACCCGAGCCGGGCCAGTAGTTGGACCAAGTCTTTTTCCCGGTCACAGAAGAAACATACTCACAGCCATAAAACACGCCGATGTGTTTATAGGTGTCGCCGGAGGCCGAGCCAGTGATAGCAATAGTGCCGTCATTGGTCACGATGACCGGAGACCCCTGATAAATCGCGGACGCGCCCGAGGCGATGAAGTACGAGTTGGTACCTTGGCTGTTGGGTGCACCACCAGCAAGGTTGATCGGGCGAAGCCCGAACGCACCAGACGTATTCGCCATAGTCGTTGCTCCTTATCAGTCGGACGATTTTCGTCCGCCAAAAGATACCTTACTCTGCCGTTGTTGGTTAATCGGCATAGAAGGATGTTGCTCTTTCATCAGGTCCTGATCAACAGCCGTCATTTGTTCGCGGGTCCGGTTCCCGTAGTATTCGGTTCTTTCAAGGGCTGTCTCGACAGGTACACGAGTCAGCATCAGACCGCCGTTACCAATGACTCCGGCGTGTTTGCCGTCATCGATGGTAGGAGCTTGGTACTCCGGATGCTCTTCCGCGCGCACGGGCTCATAGCCCTGACGCATACGGTTGAACACGTTACCCTTGTCTTCCTCGCCGCGGATAGATGTCCGCACCCAGCGGTGCTTATATCCTTCCGGAGGCGGAGGGGCGTCAAGGACACTCGGGGGAGCCCAAGGCTTGCGGCGAGATTCTGTCTCGCGGGTAGTAGTAGCGCGGGTATTACGATCCATTTTGTCAGTCCTTCACATACTTGGCGTATTCTTCCAACGGAACATTCAGCCGTTTTGCGATGGCGACCTGAGAGGGTGTCAACCGCACTGTTCGGCGCTCCTGTGTCGTGCTGCGGGATGCGGAGTTGCCAGCAGGGGCGACCTGACTTCCTCCACCCGGTTTTTTGGCCGCGAACTTGTGCGGAAATTCCGAACGAAGCCTGCGGTCGATCTCAGTATAGTACTCATTTGAGGCCGGGTCAAAGCCTTCGTCCTCAACGAGCGTCTGGTGGATGGCCAACGCTGCGGTGGTCATCACGCGGTCTTCGCCAAACCACTTGTTTTTCTCGGCCCAACCCTGTGCTTTGGGGTCAGGACGGAGCTGGGCAGGTTGCGGTGCAGCCGGGGCTGCCTGCTCAGTCTGCTGCATCCGGGAAGGGGCAGCCTCTGACCGCTGCTTCGCAGTCGCGTAGCGCTGCTTCTCCAGAACGATCTTGGCAAGGTCTTCCTGTGCCGCGAGCATTGCGTCCGAGTCGCCAGACTCGTAGGCCGCGCGATAGGCCTGCTTGACCAGATGCTCTTGGTTCTCAAGCCGTGCGCCGTACTCCGTCAGATAACCAGAGTCGAGCGCCTGAACGCGGCTCTTGAGCTGGTTGTTCTCTTCCAGAAGCTTCTGGGCAACCCGGGTGGCCTCCTCGCGGTCCCGCTGTTCTTTGCGGTACTTCTCGGTGATTCGGCTGATCCGAGCTTGGACCTTGGTGCTATAAGACGAAAGCTCGTCCTCATCATCGCCAGACGCCGATTGCTCGGTGGTTTGGCTTTCGCCAGAGCCCTCGGTCTCAACGATGATCTCGCTGCCCAAGTCCTCGTCGTTGTTGTTCTCTACGCTCATGTTGTTCCTCACACGTGTTGTACGTCGTCGGGCTCAAGGATCGTGGCGATAACTTCATCATCGTTGATGATGCGAACCTCGCCTCCGTCGATCTTGAACCTCGAACCAGCATAGCGGCCGATGCAGACCCACTGGCCCTCTTGGCACCACGGCTCTGCGTTGTCCCCGAACTTGTTCGGGTCCTTGTAGGCCAGCGGCCCAAGGCGCATGACGTAGGCCACGACGGTTGCCAGAGCCTCACGATCACGAATCTGATCGGGGATGATCAAGCCACCCTCCGTTTTTGCCTTGCCTTGATACGGCATGACAAGAACGCGCCAGCCCGTAGGCTGCGGCAGGCGGTCAACCAAGGGCTTGTCGATGAGCTCGGGGTCGAGGACACGTTCCTCGGGTTTGACGTAGGCAGACTGAGCAGAGATGGGCTCGCTGGCCGCCTTGGTCTTGTTGATCTTTGCCACTACGTGGTCAGGAAGATATAGCTTCGAAGGCATCTTCGCTCGTTCTCTCCAGCAGGGCTCTGAGTTCTTCTCTGGCAAAAGCGAGGCCCCGTATCTCGCCAACCATACTTTGGTACTGTTCCCAGTCCTTTGGGGAGCCGTTAGCGACCATCTCGACGATGTCGTTTTCACGTTCCCTCAAAGACTTATACAGCGCTTTCGACAAGCTAACAACATCCATGCAAGAACCTCCGCATAAGTTTCTTGTTCATCGCATGAAAGTGACGACCTGTCACCTCAGAAAACGCCGAGGAACCTCTGCGGTCGAGCGGCGGCGCTGAAGCGACTGTTGACCATTCCGCCTTGGGCGTAGCGGTTTTTGCCAGCCTTGGACAGGGCGATAGCGACCGCCTGCTTTTGCGGGCGTCCCTCCTTGACCAGCATGCTGATGTTCGAAGACACGGTCTTCTGCGACTTTCCAGACTTGAGCGGCATCAGAAAGCCCTCTGTTTTGCCATGGACGACTGTCGTTGGACCTCGATGCGCTCGCGGTTCACCTCGTTGCGCTCGTCGGCGATCTGCTCCTGCAGCTCCAGACGGGCGGCGTCGGTGGTCGCGCGCTGCTTTTGGTTGGCGGCGTCCAGCAAAAGCTGAGCCTTCTCCATCTCGGTCTTGCGATCTTCGGCCTTGTTCTTCAGCTCGAGTTCCCGCATGCGGATCATCACCAGCGGGTCGGCCATCGGATCGGGGCCCTGCGGAGAAATCTGCGGGAGCAGTTCTTCCATGAGCTCTTTCTGCCGGACGGCAACAAGCTGCTCGATCTGAGCCGGGTCCTGCATGCCTTGCTGCACCTGCATCATCGTTTGCTGGAACATCTGCTGGCTGATCTTGCCCGAGGCAACCTGTGCCTGCGCAAGCTCCACAAGCTGGTTCATCTGCTGTTGAACGTCGTTGCGGGCCTTCAAGGCAATATGCTCAAGAACGTGGGCGTAGAAGACACCCATCACCGTGGGGGACGTGGAGACCAGAGGGGTCTTCATGAAGGCCACGTGGATCGCGATGTGGATGTCGTGCATTTGATCCGGGAAGGCCTGAGCCAACTCACCCATCAAGACACGCGCATTCTCGGTCACCGGGTCCGTGGGCTGCGGCTTAGGTGGCTGCGGCAGGACTTCGTCGATGTTCTGTACCTCGAGCGCCTGATACATGCGCCGGAAGGCGGCATGCAGGTTATGCAACTGCGGGGCCGACTGAGCGAGCTGCAGTTGGGTCTGGGCCAGAGTAACCCGCTGGGCCATCGAGAAGATGTTCGGAT